TGATAGAGCCAGATTATTCCTTAGTGACGAGGATACTTCGGGATATATGATTGTTCAAAATAGTAAATTTAGTATAGGACAACAAAATAGTGTAGCTGCAGGTAATTTAACTATTGATGGTTCAGGCAATGTCGGCATCGGTTCAACATCTCCATATTCAGCTTTAAATGTTCGTGGAGCAAATACAGCAAATGGTAATGCTAAAAGATTAGTTGCATTTTTTGATACAACTTCAGCCGCAGCAGGAACTGGTGCTGGAATAGCATTAGGTGGATTTACCAATGGAACTGGTGGGGATATAAATGATTTAGGTATAATACAAGGTATAAAGGAAAATGGATCTCAAGGTAACTATGCGAGTGCTTTAACTTTTCAAACTCGTGCAAATGGAGCAGGTACTCAAGAACAGATGAGAATTTCAAGTACGGGTAAAGTCGGCATTGGAGTTACAATTCCTGAAGCTAAACTTCATGTTTATGGTGGAAATTCTTCCGTTGCCCCAACAACTTCTGCTGATGATTTTTTTATAGAATCGGGTGGACATACTGGAATGACAATAGGTTCTGGAACAACTTCTCATGGAAATATTTATTTTGGAGATAGTGGTGATGTAGCTCGTGGTATTATAAGATATGATCATAGTGCAGATACTCTTGGAATGGGTGCTGTTGGTAGTGCTACACATTTATCAATAAATAGTTCAGGACATACGACCTTTGCTGGTAGTCAAGTTATGTATTCTGATGGGAATGTCTCTATATTAAGTACTAAAGGGTTATATTTTGATGGTGGAAGTAATACATATATGAAAGAAACTGCTTCAGACCAACTTGCTATTTATACAGGAGGAAGTGAAAGATTTAGAATAAATGCTCAAGGAAACATTATAATAGCACATACTGCTCCAGGAGGAATGTCTAGTTCATCATATAAACAAATAGCTTTAAATAGTGGAGCTGTAATTGCTGATTCAGGTGGAACAAATTCAGCATTTATGTTATTACAAAATGCTTATGTGGGTGCAAGTAATAATAACTACAGAACAGTAAATTCTAATGCTAGTAGGATAATGATGACTACTGGAGATATTAGTTTTGCTACTGCAGGTGCTGATTCTCCAGATAGTGGAATTACTTGGACCACTCAAATGTTTATTGACCAAACACAATCTCGTGTTGGTATCGGCAACACAAGCCCATCATATAAATTAGATGTAACTGGAACTGGTAGATTTACTACTGATTTAACAGTTGATAATAGAATTGGGATAAATACAGCACCAGATGCTTTCTTATCTTTAAAAACAGATACAGATGGTTCTAATGCAATTATAGCATTAGATCACGATGGTAATGGATTAATGAGACTACGAGATAGTGGTGCTGCAGCATTATTTAATCTATATGATGGTGGTGTAGAAAAAATTACATTTGATGCAGACGGTACTTCATTTTTTAATGCAGGCAATGTCGGCATCGGAAATACAGCTCCTGCACAAAAACTCCATGTAACGGGTAATATGAGAGTTGAAACTGGTGAAATTCAGATAGCAACTTCTGGTCAAGCATTAGTATTTTCAGATGGTAATTGTTATATAAGTAGAGCTGGAAATGCAATGAGACTTCATGCATACGCAGGACATCTTTTTACAATAAACGGTGAGACTGCAGTAACTATAGATAACGGTGGTCATCTATCTACTTCTAGTGGAAATAATATAACAACTGGTGGAGTTTTTGTTGCAACTGGAGACTTAGATTTATATTCAGGTGGTAATAAACTTATTGGAGCTACAAATACAAATATAGGTTTACTTAGAAGTACAACCGTTAGTGGTAATATGACCGTAACTGGAACAGTAACCGCTCAAGAATTTAGAACTGAATATTTAACTGAAACTGTAATTGCAACAAGTGGTTCAACTAAATGGGGTAATACAGCTGATGATATACACCAATTTACTGGCTCATTAAAACTACAAGGAACAGCAGATTTTGGAAGTGGTGGTGAGTTAAAAGTATCAAAAATTTCAGGTAGAAGTCCACTTCATTTGGATGCTGCTGGTGATAGAATAAGTGCTTCAGGTTCTTTGGTATCAACAGGTAATGTCGGCATCGGAACTATACCGAATGAAGAGTTATCTATTTTTCATGCAACAGATCCAGAGATGAGATTTAGAATCAATACACACGGTACTGCCGCTGTTCTTTTAGGTAATGCCGATGGATTAATGATATATGGTCAAGGTGCTAGTAATCAAATAAGATTTCATGCAAATACAACAGAAAAATTCAGAGTTGATAGCGGAGGTGCTATTTTAAGATCAAATAACACATTTTTATATGGTGTTACCAGTGGAGCAGCTACTGTTTCGTTAATTGGTGTAAGAAACGACAATTGGATGATTTTAGGTAATGCAGGTTACGGTTTTGTTTGGGCAAATGGTGCAGGTAGTATAGATGGTGCAGGAAATGTATATTGGACAAAGCCAAATACATATACAGGTGGTAATGGAGCACTAAACGGAAACGGTTCTAACTTAGGTGGTTCATACGATTTATACATTGGAAGTCAAAGTTCAGGTAAGGGTAGTAGGATAATATTAAATGCAGGACACACTACTGGTGAATTCGTAATGCAAGCTAGACAAAGTACTGGGTATGGCAATGGTAATATAGGATTTTACAGAAGAACTGCTGTTACTTCCTATACAACGTTAATGCACATCGGTGGTGATGGAAAAATAGGCATTGGAACAGAAAGTCCTTCTAGAAAATTTGTAGTATCAACTGGTAGTGATACTTATGCTCAAATAGAAACTACCTCTGCTACTAATGATGCTTGGTTAAGATTTGCAAATACAGGAGATAATACAGAGTCTACTAACTTTAGAATAGGTAGAACACATGATGGAAGATTTGATATTGGAGCTGGAGATGGTACTCATCATATGTCAGTTACATCAGGAGGTAATGTCGGCATCGGGACTCCTGGTCCTGATGGACAGTTACATTTATTTGGTGGTGGAAATGACACTACACACAGACATTTAGTAATAGGTAACAATACTAATAATAATCCCTCACATGCGAATATATGGTTTAAGACAGGAGCGGGTGATATTGCTAAGATACAAGCTCAACAGGCCGCTGGCGGTCAATATGGAAGAATTTGTTTATTAGTAGGAGATAATGGTGCACCAGCAATAAAAGCGACATTAGAACCAAGTGGTGAATTTACTATTGGTGAACCCTTAACTGCTAATATGTCAATAACAGGAATATTAAATGTTAACGCAGGAGTTGGTGGTTCAGGTCAAGGGACAAGTAGAGATAATGTTATTGTAATAAACCAAAATACAAATGGTGTAAATAAACCTGCTGTTGAATTTGGTATTGTGGTACAAAATGGTGGTGCTAGTACAAATGCATCAGGATTAACGATTGGAACTGCAAACGGTGGAAGCATGACGGAAAGAATGAGAATACAACATGATGGCAATGTCGGCATCGGACAAGCAAATCCTGAAAGAGCATTAGATATTACCAGTTCTACTGGAGATATGTTAGTTATTCGTGGGGCAAGTGGAAATCACTCACCACAAATAAGGTTTACAAGAAATTTATCTTCATATCATTGGTATATGGGAATGCATCAAGGTTCTGGTCTTTCTGATTTCTTCTTTAGAAATAGTGCTGGAGATAAAATATTAGCCTTACAATCAGGAGGCAATGTTGGCATCGGATTATCAACTCCAAATGTAGGTTTGGATATACGAAAACAAACTCATAGTTGGGGAACTGGTCAAGCGGTAAAAAGATATGCGGCTGATATTACTGGTTTAGTAGATGGTTCAACCGCTCAATATTACACTATAGGAACAATAGATTTAACAGGATTAACATATAGTAATGGTTGGTTAGAAGGTTGGGTTACACAAGGTAGGAGTTTCCAAGACAACCCATTATATAAATTTAAATTATTCTTCTATTTCACTACGGGTACAGCAACTGTCAGATTTAAATCAACAAATTTTGGTGCTAAAGCTGGATGGTTAAAGGCTTATGTTGATAGTTCTACACAAAGAATAATTAAGTTAGTTGCTTTTAATAATTTTGCTAACCAAGTTGGAATGGCATATGATATTAAATATTGGAATCCAGCTGGTTCTAGTTTCTTAGCTGATGCTGATATTTCGTTTATCACGAGTGCTACTGGAGCAAGTTCAACCTCAGCACCAAGTGGATATAATGTAGTAGCATATCAACAAGACTATGAAGATTTAGATAATAAACATACAATCTTTGATGGAGAGGGTTTTGGAACTAAAGTTGGCATCGGGACCTCAAATCCTAGTTCAAAGTTAGAACTAGCATTTTCTCGTGGTACTACTTTACCCTCAACATACGATGTAACTGATGCTCAATCTTCTGCACCATATGATGATGAATTTGTAATTAAAAATACTTCAAATAATAACGCTGGAAGTTTTGCAAGTTTATTCTTTTATGCTGGACAACAAGCAGGTACTGCTGCATTAGCAGGTGTTGGTAGAATTACTTTAAGAAAATCTTCAGCTTCTAATTTTGTTAGTCAAATGGGATTTTGGACAAGAAAATCTGATGGTGATATGAATCAAAATATGGTTATAGATTCAGATGGCCAAGTCGGCATCGGGACCTCAAATCCTGATACAACACTAGATGTTCACGGTGCAGTTACAGTTGATGGAAATGGTGGTCAAGCTCAATTGAAATTAAGAGCAGATGATGGTGATAGCCAAGCAATATATTTTACAAATGCAACATCGGGTTATGAGGGTGCAATAACATACACCAATACTGGTACAACTGCTGAAAAGATGGATTTTTATGTCAATCAAGGTACTCGTATGACACTTCTTGCTTCAGGTAATGTCGGCATCGGGACCAACACTCCTGACTCAATGTTGGAAGTTAGAAGAGATGAAACTGGTACACAAAGTAATGTCAAAGGAAATATTAATTATTCTGCTATAACAATACAAGGTGATTATACAAATGGTTCATATTTACCCGCCTTAGCTTGGTCAACTGCTGATAATGTTGCCACTGCACCAAAAGCTGGTATTTATGTCAAAACAACTAATGCTGGTTCAACCATGATTCTTGGAACTTCTAATGCTTACGGAAGTGGTATAACAAATGAGGGAATAGCTATAGATCCAACAGGCCAAGTTGGCATAGGAACTGATACACCTATTAGAATGTTGGATATTGTAGCAAGTTCTGGTGATCCTGGTATAAGATTGGAATCTGCAGCTCAAAGTGCTGATGTTATAACTTTACGGAATGCTGACGGAAGAGTCGGTTTCGGTAGAGATGCTATAACAACAGTAACTAGTGGCGATGTCGGCATTGGTAACGCAAGTCCTCAAGTACCATTACAAGTCGGTGGTAGTACAAATGGTATATCATTTGACCTTATGCCAAGTTGGAATAGGATGTTTTTAGGTCAAAATGTAAAGGCTAGTTCTACTAATGGAAGAATGGTAAGAATAGCATCATCCACTACAGACTATCCATCAGCAATTGCCTTTGGTTATCAAGATGTAGCTGGTTTTGGTAGTGAAGATAGTAAAGGTGGAATAAACTTTATAACGGTTGGAAGTAATATAAGTGGTGATATCGATCCTGATACATATTCAAGAATGTATATTCATAAAGACGGAAATGTCGGCATTGGGACCACAACTCCAGCTGATCCTTTACACATTTATTCTACTGGTGGTTGTACTGTAAATTTTGATACCAACGGTGCTAGTAATTGGAGAGTAGGAGCCACAACAACTGGTGGTGGATATTCAACAGGAAATGCATTTGCTTGGTATTGTTTTGACGATACATCATACAAAATGACAATAAGCACATCAGGCAATGTCGGCATCGGAGATACAACTCCTTCTGAAAAATTAGAAGTAAATGGAAATGTCAAAATAAATAATTCCATAATCTTTGGTGGTCAGAATATGAAGATAGTTGGGAATACAAGTACTCCCGCATTAGAACTTCGTGGCGGTGTATCTGGCCAAGTAAGGGTTTATTGTGATGAAACTTTAAGATGGACATTTGATGATGGTGGTGATTTGTCTAGTTCTGGTAATCATATATCAACAGGTGGAAAAATGTCAGTTGGAAGTGGAACTGAATCACAGCCTGGATACCAATTGGGAAGTTCAAATGATGGATTTTTTCATGATGGTGGTATAAAAGTAGTTGTTAATAATGCTGTTGATTTCTTAATGGCTGATGGTGGTACTTTCCATGCAGATGCTGATGTTGTTGCATATTCTACTACCATATCTGATGAAAGATTAAAAGATGATGTAAAAACAATTGATTCCGCATTGGATAAAGTCAAAAGATTAAGAGGAGTTGAGTATGTTTGGAGTCATGGTAGTAAAAAAGGTCAAAAAGACATTGGTGTTATCGCACAAGAAACAGAAAAGGTAATACCAGAAATAGTTCAAGAAAAAGAAATGCCGCTTTGGTCTGCTAAAGATCCAGAAGTAAGTGGTAAATATAAGATGGTTGATTATGAAAAATTAACTGCTGTATTAATAGAATCTGTTAAAGAACAACAAAAACAAATAGATGAATTGAAATCTGAACTACAGGAGTTAAAAGATGGCAGTTCCAGGTAGTGGTCAATTATCTTTACTAGGTATAAAGAATGAATTAGATGAGGATGATTACAGCGCAGGAGAATCTTATACTAATGTTTCACTAAAAAGTTTATCAGATGGTACAGATGGTACAATAAATACCAATAATGATGCTGCAGATAGACCAGATGGTTCAACACCACACACTATGAGTGAATTTTATTCTTATAACCATACTGCTGCTGCTACAAACACATCCTTTTCAAATACAATAGCAGATTTTGATTTACAGGTAAATATAAATACAACAGGATATTCTAGTGTAAAAACTTTTACATTAAATAATCCAAGTGGAAATTTAACACATCAATTTAGTCTTACCAACACCTATGGAACTGTAGGTATAGCTATGAGTAAAGTGGGAGATCCAGGTACAGGTGGTACATCCAATAGTGGTACTGGTTTTGTAAATCAAGGTTCAACATGCACATTAAGTGGTGGTGTTTGGTCAGCTACAACTACAATATATGTAAGATATAGATTAATTGCACATAGTGGTGCTGCAGGAGATCAATGTACTTCTACTTTTACTAATAATGGTGTAAGTGATGCCGTAGAAGTAAATAAAATTTCTCATAATCCAGGAAAATCTGATATGAGATTTAAGACAAATATTGAAAGAATTGGATATAGTGATATGAATATACCTATTTATTTATTTAATTACAAAGAAGATTTAAACACTACTTATAAAGGAGTTATGGCACAAGATTTATTAAAATTAGGATTTAACGATAGTGTAAGTGTTGGTCATGATGGATATTATAGAGTAGATTATAATAAAATTGATGTTAATATGGAAAAAATTTAATAATAGAAAATACTTAGATATATATTATATATAGGAGAAAAAATTATGGGAATGTTTATAGGAACACCAAGTTCAATAGTTACTAATGGACTGACACATTGTTTTGATGCTGGTAATACTGCTAGTTATCCAGGCACAGGAACAACCTGGTTTGATGTAAGTGGAAATGGAAATGATGGACAAATACTTGGTTCAAATGAAGGCAATTATAGTACAGATAATGGTGGATATTTTCAAACAAGCACTTCTGGTATCATGAGAATGCCTTGGGTAAGAGACGCTAGTGCTGATTTAACTCTTAGTTGGTGGTATATGCATTTAACTGATAATCATTATGGAATATTGTTTGAGTCAAGAAATGCTGCAAATAGTGCTGATTCAAGACCTTTACTGGAAGGTAATAATACACAATATAGTTATGGTCATGCTAGTAATGCATTTGGATTAGATGTAACAAAAGATGTATGGCGTTATGTAACATTTTCACAAACTCATGGTGGTAATTCATATCTTTGGATAAATGGTGTACAACAAGATACTACTAATAGTGCTAGTTCAGGATTAGCAACTTCCAAATTAAATTGGGGTGCAAGAGCTGGTGGAAGTGGAACAGGTGGTGGTTCTTATGGCCAAAGTTGCAAATGGTCTATGATTCAAGTTTACAATAGGGGAATAACACTAGCCGAACATACTCAAAACTATAATGCACATAAACATAGATTTGGATTATAAAAAATGGGAATAAATTACGGACCACCACCAATAGTAACAAAAGGAATATCAAATTTATATGACGCATTGGATAAGCATAGTTATGTGGGTTCAGGTAATGATTGGAACGATATAATGGGTGATTTTAATCTAACGGGTCTTGTTGGTGGTGGTGGATCAGAACCAACATTCAACACATTAGCTGGTGGTTGTTTTGATTTTGATGGAAGTGATAAACTCCAATTATCTCATGCATCTAAGTTTGACTTTGCGGATTTTACCGTAGAAAGTTGGGTTTATTTTGATGATGTAGGTCAAGAAGGTAGTGCAACTATTGTGTTTAACACAACCACATTAGATGAATTGCAAATTGGAGTAGAGGATACAGGTGATAACCCAAGAGCATTGATAGCATCAAATCAGAGTAATACTGGTTGGGTAAATACAAGTAATTTAACAGATTTACAAAACAGATGGTCATGTCATACTCTTACAAGAATCGGTAGTGATTTAAGATATTACATAGATGGTGTTTCAAGAGTAAGTAGAACTGATAGTACCGCCGGAAATGATAATTCAACACTAAAGTTTGGGGAACAGTCAGGTGGTAATCATAGTTTAGATGGAAAAATAGCTAATATAAAGATTTATAATGGTAAAGGATTAACCTCAACCGAGGCCTTACAAAATTTTAACGCTCAAAGAGGCAGATTCGGAGTATAATTATGGCATTTCATAGCGGAGCAAGGAAACCATTTGAATCAGGAATAACAAAAGACCAATTATTTTGGTGGATAGATGGACACGATCCAGTCGGATATCCTGGTTCAGGTACTACCATGTTTGATTTAGTTGGTTCACGAAATATGATCATTACTGGTGCAACTTATCAGACAACCGCAATAAATTCATTTTTTGATTTTGATGGTGGTTCAAATGAATTTCAATTAAATACAACTGATTTTAGATTTCAAACAAGTTTTTCTTGTGATTGTTGGTTTAATATTGATGCATTTGACCAAAATTGGTTTCGATTAGTTGATTATTGGAATTCAACTAGTAAATCTGGATGGATGTTGGCTAGATACAATACCACAAGTAAGATTGAATGGAGATTAGAGGAAATTGATATCACAGGTGATGGTACTTTCGTTACTGGCAATTTATCAACTGATGTTTGGTATCATGTTGCAGGAGTTTATAATTCTGATAGTAATACTGCTCAATTATATTTAAATGGTGCATTGGTAGATAGTGGTAATACTTCGGGTACACTAAATGATTGGTCAGAAAATGAATTATTAGTTGGTAGTAGTAGTTCTACTGAAGCTTTCAATGGACAGATAGGACCTGTGAGGGTTTATACAAAGGCATTAACAGCCTCGGAGGTTTTGAAAAACTATACAGTTGAAAGAACAAGGTTCGGAGTATAATTATGGGGGTGATAGGCGGAACAAATATAGTAAATGATGGTTTAACTTTTGCAATAGATGTTTTAAGTGAAAATTGTTATCCTGGTAGTGGAACTACCGTTACAGATTTGATGGGTAGTAGAAGTGGTACATTGACCAATGGTCCAACAATAGGAACTTCCCCATCTAAACATATAAACTTTGATGGTAGTAATGATTATCTTCTTTATAGTAATTACATACCACCAGAACTAAAAACTAACTCATATTCTTTGGAATTTTGGTTTACAAATAATGCTGGTGGTGGATATGAAGGCGTTTTTGGAATACCAGCTGGTTTTCAGGTATATGCTAGAGGTAGTAAAATAGAAATTTATCAAAGTGATAATGGTGGTGGTACTTATAATGTAGTAAATGGTAGTACAAACAATACATCTTTAGGTTCAGAGGGAGACTGGAATTGTGCTGTTTTACATAGAAGTGGAACAACTATTACTTTTTTTATAAATGGTGCAGCTGACGGTCAAGTAACAAGTGTGAGTAATAATATGGGAGTGGGTAGTGCAACTGATATGTTAATTGGAAGTTATTCTACAAGTGCATATCGTTATGGTGGATTATTGGGACCAGTTCGTATCTATAATAGAGCTTTAACAGTAGATGAAATATTACATAATTTCAACGCTCAAAGAAGTAGATTCGGAGTATAAAAATTAAACTTTATATATTTATTATCAACGGAGAACATTAAATGGGAAAATTTAGAATAGTAAAACAATATATTACAGGTTCAAGTTCAGCTCCATCATGGGCTAAATTTGAAAAAATGTATATTGGTGCATCTACTGGTAGTTTATACGATTTTGATAAAGAAAGTGATGCATATTGGAAAATGATGCAATTATCAGGTTCCGATAGTACAAAAACTAGATATAAAGTTATAGAAATTTAAAAAAAATGCTAAAAAAATACATTTTGGGATTTTTAAGTTATATTTATTAAAGTAATTCACAACAACATAATAACAAAATTATAGGAGTTATATTATGGCAGAAGAAATTAAATTCACCGAAGATGAACTAAAGTCTCTTAAAGATTTACAAGAAACTTATGGTAAAGTTCAAGCTGATTTTGGTGCTTTGAAAGTTAGACGCTTGGTTTTAGAACAACAATCAGAAGAGTTGGATACTGCTGAAGAAGCTGTCCATAAAGCTTACACGGATAACCAAGATACCGAAAGGAAATTGGTAGAGGAGTTGAATGAAAAGTATGGTCCTGGTTCATTGAATCCAGAGACTGGAGTTTTCACACCAACACCACAACCAGAAGCTGAGGAAGCACCAGCAGAATCATAAACTTCTCTCATTGGGTGCAATATTGCACAAAAATTTTAATCATTTAATTGGGAGAATAACATGAGTGAAAGAATAGTAAGTCCTGGTGTATTTACACGAGAGAAGGACTTATCATTTCTACCACAAGGTATTGCTGAAATTGGTGCAGCTATAATAGGACCTACAACAAAAGGTCCTGCTTTTGTACCAACACAAGTAACAAGCTTTTCACAGTTTGAAAATATCTTTGGTGGATTAAATACAAACTTTTATGTTCCTTACGCTGTTAAGGAATATATTAAAAACGCACCAACAGTAACTATTGTTCGTGTAATGGGTATCGGTGGATATTCACACGATACTGTTCATTTGAAAGTTGATAGTAAAATAGCTGTAGTATTGAAACCTACTAGTTTTGCAACTAGTAAAACATTTAATATAGAAGATATTGCAGGTACTAAAGCTTCTTTTTCTTTTAAAGTAAACGATGGTACTGCTGGACATGACTTGTTTCTTACTGCATCTCTTGATGCAAGTAGTGCTGATTACATAGAAAATGTCATAGGGTCCTCACCAATATCAACTAATCAATCTGTATACTTATATAAAGTATATAGAACACATAATGATTCGGCTGCTAGTGTTGATGCTATAACACGAGTAAAAACTGATAATGAAAATATGCTTCAAGATTATAGTAATGCTTGTACACCATATATCATATCACAGGCTGTTGGTGGTGCGAATAAGAATCTTTTCAAAATAAAAACAAGATCACATGGTACTAGTGTAAATAAAGACTTTAAAATAGCTATTGCTGATGTTGCTGTAGCAGGAACAGTTGCTGGTAGTGACTATTCATCTTTTACACTTAGAGTTTTAAGGAATAATCCAGGTGGCAACAACGATGGTGAGGTTTTAGAAGAATTTCAAAATCTAAATTTTGATGAAGATTCTTCTAACTTTTTACCAAGAGCAATTGGTGATAGATATGTTGATATTGATGTAAATGGTAAACTAAATTACATAGGTGATTGGCCAAATAAATCAGTTCATATTTATGTTAGTGATTATGAAAATGAGTTGAAAGGAATTGGTACAAATATAGCACCTATGGGATTTGCTAAGGTAATTTCACCATCATCTTCTTCATTAGCACCTAGTATTGCTTTTAAAACTTCACAAACTAATGCATTACAAAATTTTGACCAGAATGTTTATTATGGTTTTGATTTTGGTAAGACTAAATATGATAATCAAGAATATTTATCTCCACTACCACATGCAGACCAACAATCAACTGGTACTAATGTAATTTTTAGTTTGGAAAATATGAATGGACATGCTGGTGCTGCATCTGCTTTATCTGGTACATCATCTGGTGCTGCAGCAAAGATAACACTTGCACTTTCACATAAGGCACAAAGAAAGTTCGTAGTTCCATTTCAAGGTGGATTTGATGGTGATGATCCAACAATTGAAAAGGCAACTGGTGAAAGTATATTAGCTACTAATACACAGGGATTTAATTGCAATAGTTCAACCGATAGTGGTTCTATTTCTTACAAAAAGGCAATAAATGCCGTATCTAATCCTGATGAGTTTGATATAAACTTATTGGTAACACCTGGTATTATTCATGAATATCATAGTCAAGTAACTAAACATGCAATATCTAAGGTGGAAGCAAGAGCTGATGCATTTTATGTAATGGATGGTTCAAAGTGGGGACAAACTGTATCAAATGCTGTAACTAATGTTAGTGCATTGGATACTAATTATGCCGCTGTTTACTATCCGTGGGTTAAAATACTTGACGATGTTAAGAATAAACCAATGTGGGTTCCGCCTTCTGTAGTATTACCTGGTGTAATATCTTTTACAGATAGTGTGGCACACGAATGGTTTGCACCTGCTGGTTTAAATCGTGGTGGTTTAGGTTCAGTATTAGAAGCTAAAACAAGATTGACACATACCGAAAGAGATGAGTTGTATGAAGGTCGTGTTAATCCAATTGCTTCATTTCCTGGACAAGGTGTTGTTGTTTTCGGACAAAAGACACTACAAGGTAAACCATCTGCATTGGATAGAATCAATGTAAGAAGATTGTTAATTAGACTTCGTAAGTTTATTGCAAGTTCTTCAAGATTCTTAGTCTTTGAACAAAACACTGCTGCTACT